CTGATTCAATTTCCATACCATCTTTAATTTTAAGATAATATGAATCATTTGGTTCATAGTTTGGAGCTCCTTTTGTTGGTACTAATTGATAAATAGTTATAGTTGTAATAGCAGGAGATGTTACTTTTGGTTTATATCCCATAGATTGAGCCAATGCTAAAACGTTTTTACGTTCCGTAGCATGTGCTAACATAGATTCTTTTAATTGAGTATCTTGATAAAAAGATAATACATCTCCCAAAGCAGCCGCTTGTTCGATGAACACCATACCAGGAGATGCTTCATTAAAATCTGAATATGTGTTTGGAAAATAAGTTTTAGTGTAATCTATTAAATTTTTCTTAAAAGAATCGAAATCCTTTCCTAAATAATTTAATGTTCTCTTAGTTCCAAATGTTTTTTTAATAGGATTTATTGCCATTTTATTTTTCTACATTTATTTGTATAGATTCTGATAACGCTGGATTAGATACTAATGAAAATTTTATATCCAATGCAACTCTATTAGTATCTATATCATTATCATCATAATCAAATATTATTTCATTTATGTTCAAATATGGCAACCAAATAGAAACTGCGTTTATTATAGAATTCTCTATCGAAACTTCTATATTATCAATTGGTTCAAATAGTACTTTCCAAACATCACAACCAAAATCAGGCTGCATTAATCTTTCTCCTTTTTTTGTAAGAATCAGATTAATCAAATTGTTTTTGTGCCAAAGTAGTAAAGTTAGTAGAAAATATACCATTAGAATCAGAACTTTGGTTTATACCAATCCCCAATACTTTATAGTTGTTTTCAACTAAATCATTTACATTTACTTTACCAAGCTCTATTGCCATTTATTAAAATCTTTTAACTAATTCCGAATAATTTCGTGTTAATGCTTTTATTGTAGCATCTTGTAATCCATCCCCCGTTGATTCAAAGTTTGGAACATTAGATGGTACATCCATATCTCTAAAATCCATAGTTTCCCATTCACTCTCATCAACTCTTAACTCCGGCTTAATCATATCCAATACACTACCAACTGCTTGAGCACCTTCCTTACGTTGTTCTGCTGAAAATGGTTGTGTCATATTCAATACCTCATTTAACATTGGATTTTTTGTATATTCTTTTGTTTGTTGAGGTCTTTGTTGTTGTACAATTGGTTGTTGCCTTCTAACAGTAGCAGTAGTATTTACCTCCGTCATTTCTCTTAACGATGGAGTTGTTGTTTTTCTTTGTGAGTTTAATGTAACCGCACCAGATTTAATTAATTTAGCTAATTCTTCTTTAACTTGTTGTTTGACTTCACTCTTAACAACCTCCTTAATTAGACCTACTAATAATTTTGAATCCATAATAATTGTGTGTATGTTTAGTAATAAATATTGAAAGAATAAATTTAATACGATTGTATTAACCTATGATTTTATAACCATTCCAATTTAGTATAGCTGGAGCTGGTGGAGCTGGTGGTGGATATTGTGCCAGAACCGACATTATACCACTAGCTCCCATTAAATGTGTTTTAGCTACATTTACAAATGGGTTAATCATTACATTAGTTTGAAAACTGAATTTTATAGTCGGTGGTACGAAAAATATATTAGGAATTTGGGGTATTTTATCCTTAATCATATCATAGGCCATTGCTTCTAATTCTTCTTTGGTTGGAGTCTTTTCATCAATCATTTTTTGCAACTCCTCTTTAGTTGGTATTTTTGGAATACTAACACCTGGTAATTCTATATCAGGCGTAACCCCATCTATCGTATCCTTTACAAATTTTTTAATTTGTGGTGGTGTTGGTTTTGGAGATGGTATGCTATTAGCTATTTCAACAGCGATTTGTATTGTAGCTATAATCGGTGCTAAAATAGTAGCTTCTATTGGTACTATTATTTGTTTTTTTAATTCTTCAATCGCAACTTCGATTAATTTATCTTTAGCTTTTTCTATTATTTCTTTTTTCTTTGGTAGTTCTGGAAATGGAAACTTAGCAGATTTTTTTAATTGAGAACCTATTGATGGTTTTTTCTTTTTAGCTTGCTTTGCTTTCTGCATTACACTTTTACCAAGTTTAACGGCAGGGTGACTTGCTATTTTTGAATCTACTGGTTCTTTTTTTAAGATTTTTTGAAGTGTATCGTAAACATTCACACTACCAATATTTGGTATATCAATCGTTTGTTCTTTCAACTTATCTTCCAATGCTTTGGTAGCTTCAACTTCAGCTTTATGCAATGCAGCAGAAGATGCCAACATCATTGGATTTGGACCTATATTCATAATAGCACCGGGAGCAGGGGGAGTAGATTGCCACCCAGTGGGTTTTAATAATGGATTTGGTATTGGTGCCATTTCTGCTCCTAACCAATATGCATCAAATGCCGATGGATATATTTCTGCTAATATATTAAAATTTTCATCCCCATTGTCTTGTCCCTTTTTAAATGCTTTCTTTATAGCATCAGCCATACCAGCCACATTACCATTCATAATAGGTACACCATATAGCATATCACCACCTCTTTTTATGCAAGCATCATATTCATTTGCATAAAAATCAGCAAATCCATCTGGGTCTTTTGCAAATTGAAAAGACACCATTGATTTTAGAACATTTACTTTGAATAGTGTCCAAGACATTATGATTTACTTAAAAAGTTTTTAGCAGATAGTAAAGTATTTAGCTTTCCTTTTATAGCTTTGAATGCTGCTGCGTTAGTAGGACCGGGTGCGGTAGGTCCAACGGGCGTAGCATATATTTGCTTTGTTATTTCATCTATCAATTCACCCATTATTTTAACCAATTCGCCACCCAATACCATTTTTTGTACAGCTGCTCCAGCTGCACCCTCTCCTTTATTTTTTCCTAAATACACTTTTCCATTCTCTGAATTTAGAAATATTTGGTTTGCTCCAGCGGTATGGATTGTTACATTTTTATCAGTATGTAAGTAGATATCCTTTGCAGCATCAACTGAAAAATTACCATCGGTTAGTATTCCCGTATTTCCCTTTCCAAAAACAATAAATTCTTTTGCTTTAGCTGATAATACTATTCTATCTGAATTTATAAATAATTGGTCACCACTTAAATCTTTTGAATTTGGGTAATCTTTAAATGCTTTTTTTTCTTTTTTAATTTCCTCTTTAAATGGAACTTTTATTTTGTTAGATGTAATGTAAATAGATGTACCATCTTTATTAATATCCTCCTCAACCAACTCTCCAATTTTTTTAGAATCTAATTCCGGGTTTTGTTTATTACGAATAAAAATACCAGATGATGAAGTTTTACCATCTTCGGTTAAAAAGAATTCACTAAAACGAATAGTATTACCAACTCTACCACTTATAATAGTATCTCCTTGCTTTGGATTTAAGAATTTAATTTTTTCATTTACCTTATATTCGTCTGTGGAATTATTTTTATTTGTAGAATTCGTTTGTCCGCCAGAATCTTTAGTTTCTCTAAGAGTTTTGCCACCTTCATTTGTAGATTCAGGTTTGTTATTATCTGTTGGGTTTAATTCGGTATATGTAACATAATCTCTCCTATAATTTACATATGGAGTTATTGAATATGGTAACCAAAATATATTAGATTTATCTATTTCTAATATTAATACAGTTTCTCCTTTAATCGGCATTGTGAAATTATTCTTATCAAATGGATAAGCATAATATTCGGTTGTCATTTCGGGATATATGTAAGTTATAGCACCATATAATCTAGCATCTTTATCTGAAAAATCCTTATTTTTGTTATATACAGAAACGTAATCGGCTTCTTCTCCCGTTTCATATGGATTTAATTCCATATCAATAAGAAATACTTTATTTACAATTGCTAAATATGATGTTATATTTTCCATTAAATTTTTGATTTAATATCATCTAATTCGATTTGGATATCAACCAATTTTTCTTCGTTTTTCTTTTCGATTTCATTTACTGTATCTTCTAATTCAGTAAGTAATTGAGTTTTTTCATGCTCACTTAACCAGCCATCTTCGCCAATACCTTTAGCTTCGGCTGCTGCTAATCTTTGTGCAATTGTTGCAAGTTTGATTAAGTGGTCATCATTTTTAACCGATACATCTATTAAATCTTTTATGATTGGTGCAATGACAGTTGCTTCACCAACATTTTTAATTAACTTACGAAGTGATTCAATCAAATCAGAAATGTTTTTCTTTTTGTTTTGTTGATTTTCGTATATATCTTTAAACAATGATGATAGATTTTTTCCATCAAACAATTGAAATTCTGCTCCCATATTAAATTATGTTATTCTTTACTATATAATTATAGATTTCTTCACTTATTAGATTATACCCTTTTTCATTTGGATGTTTAGATGGTATTTCTTCAAATGGTTGTGGGTATTCCCAAGCTGATTCATCTGATACCTTTACTAAATAATCTCTAATAGTTTGCTTTCTAAATCCCCAATAATTGTTTTTATTTATTAGATGAGTTATATCATCTTCTCTATTTAAATCCTGCACCATCATATCAAACGCATCTAACATTACATAGTTTACATTGTAATCTTCTAACATTTTTTGTAAAAAAACAATATAATTCTGATTTATAATATTGTAATAGTTTTGATTGAACATATTTTGTAAAAAGAATTTTTTATATCTTTCTAAAAAGTCATTGTATTTATCATCACCAAATTTATATGATTCAAAAAATTTATGTGGTAATAATGTAAGTTCTTTTATAGACCAACTAATCCATTCTCCCTTTGGTAAAAAATGTACATAATCCCTTAGAGATGAACTCCACATTATAACAACCAAATCGCCACTATGAATTTTCCCATTTCTTAAATCACCAATAACATCATTGAATATAAGATTATTCGCTCTACCACTCCATCCACTATTTTCGTGGTCACATCCTAATTTATTAGCTAATTTAATTGGCCAAGAATATTTGTTTCTAAAATCTTTTAGAATCATCCTATCTTTTAGTTTAGATTCATCATCTATTCTACAACCTTGTCCTTCTGTCCAACTATCTCCGTATGCGTATAATTTCATTATTTACTTATTAAATAGTTACCTAATACCAAATAATCCATATCACAATTATAGAAAGTCCAAATCGCCTTTTTAGGGTCATTTGTCATTGTGTGTCCTCTTAGATTAAATGAAGTGTTTAAAAGTATTGGAGTACCACTTACTTTTTCAAATTCTTTCAATAAATCATAATACAACGGATTCATTTCCTTTCTAACAGTTTGTATTCTAGCTGATTTATCAACGTGAGTTACCGATGGTATTGATTTAAAATCGGTTACTTTAACAACCTGATTCATATAAGGAACTTCTCCTTCCGATGAAAAATATTTATCGTAATCTTCAAAGGTTACCGATGGAGCAAATGGTCTAAACATCTCTCTCTTTTTGACAACCTTATTAATTCTATCTCTAATATCCGGTAAATGTGGATTACCTAATATAGAACGATTGCCCAATGCTCTTGCGCCGAATTCAGTTCTACCGTGAAACCATCCAATTATATTACCTTCATTTATAAGTTTTGCTACATCGGTACAAAGCATTTTAATACTATCATACTTAGTAACGCTACTCTTTTTTCTTTCTTTTAATATTATTTCTATTAGTTCTTTATTATCCCATTCTGGTCCTAAATATGGGGAAGTATTATCACCTCCAATAACTTTAGGATTACCCAAAGTGTTATGCCAATGGTATAAGCATGCACCAATTGCAGAACCTGCATCGGATGGTGCGAATGGAATCCATAAATCTTTAATGGATGTATGTTTTTGTAATTTACCATTAGCTGTACCATTATATGCAGAACCTCCGCCTAATACTAAATTAGTAGTATCCGAATGTTGCATACAATTATTTACAAAATAATAAAAGCAACTCTCATACCATTTTTGTAGAGCAGCTGCTAAATCCATATGCTGTTGTTCAATAGATGATTCGGGTTCTCTCGGCTCAATACCAATTAGTTTTACTAAATCGTATGTGTACATATCGGTATTGGAGTATTGCCAAGTAAAATATTTCTGATTTACTTCTATAACACCTTTCTTATCAAATTTAAATATTTTATCAAAAATATCTTTAAATTTTGAAGGGTCGCCATATGGTGCTAATCCCATTACTTTGTATTCACCACCATTTGGTTTAAATCCTAAGTAAGCAGTTATGGTAGAGTAAACTAATCCTAATGAATTTGGAAATTTCATAGAATTAATCTCTTCAAATGTATTATCCTTACATCTAACAGCCAATGCCGTTTCCCATTCTCCAACACCATCTATCGATATACCAACTGCATCGTGAAATGGTGATGTATAATATGAAAATGCTAAATGAGAATGGTGATGTTTAACGTAAACTACGTTGCCTGTGAAATTTAGTTTTCTGGCTAAATATGTTGGAAGATTTCCTTCAGTTTCTTCAAATTCTTTTTTAAATGCGTTCCAAGTCTTTCGATTTGTCCACCATTTTTTTCCTAAAGTGTTTTTTACTCTATCATATTTTAATTGCGGGTCTTCATACCAACATATAGTATCAACATCCGATATACTTTTTTTAGTATATTGTAAAACCCATTTTATTGCTTTAGATGGAAATGAATTATCATGCTTAATGCCCGATAATTTTTCTTCTTCAATAGCTGCTATTACTTTGCCATCTTCAAATAAACATACCGCAGAATCGTGGTAGAATGCGGAAATACCTAATAAGACCATAATATTAAATTTTTATATCACCCTCTCTATCGAATTCATTATATAACTCCATTTGTCTTTCTTTCATTTTGTTGACAACCTTAGTTATGTAATGTGTGGGGTATCCTGTCATTTCTCTAATAAGTAGATATAATGATTTTTTATTGAAACTTTCTATATAATTTGCTCTTCTGAATAATTCTAATACTGCATCAGCGATTTGCATATCTCTTTTCTTTGGGAAATAATTTTCTAAGTGAGTATCCCAATATGCTAACATTCTATCATTAAATGTTCTATGTTCATCATTACGAATTTCTTCTGCCCAATTGTTTTCAGTGTCCCAAT